GAAAAAGAAGCACCGAAGAATGTGACAAACGCATTGTTCGTTGGAAGTACCGCTGAACTACAGAAACTTGTAAATGGAAGGAGTGAAGATGGCGAAACTGGTACAGACTAGCGCATGGGAACCTACTTACAACAAAACCTCTATTGGAAGTAAACCATCTCTTGCAAAGATGAATAAGCATAAAAGAAGAGGTTATAAAAAATACAGAGGTCAAGGAAGGACACGATAATGTTTGAATACAGATGTAAAATAGTAAAAGTTGTTGACGGTGATACTGTTGATGTAGACATTGACCTTGGCTTTGGTGTATGGCTCAAAGGTGAAAGAGTGCGTCTGTATGGCATTGATACACCAGAATCCAGAACTTCTGACAAAGAAGAAAAAGTCTATGGACTTGCCGCTAAAGAGTTTTTGAAAAAGATGTGTGATGATGAGTGGATGATTCTAGAAACTGCTGAGTATGATGCAAAAGGTAAGTTTGGTCGTATTCTAGGTTCACTTAGAAGAACTACAAACTATGCTGATCAGACAGTGAACGAATACATGATTGAAAAGTATCATGCTGTTCCATACTACGGTCAGTCAAAAGATGACATCAAAGAAGCACATTTGAGAAATCGAGAGTTCGTAAATCTAAATGGCTGATGTTTATCTTGGTAATCCAAACCTTAAAAAGTCTGGAATACCACTTGAGTTTACAAAAGAACAGATTCAAGAGTATGTGAAATGTTCTAAAGACCCTGTCTATTTCGCAAGAGAATATGTAAAGATTGTGAATGTTGACAGAGGTCTGATACCTTTTGAGATGTATGACTTTCAAGAGGAGATGGTTCGCACGTTTAATAGTAATCGTTTCTCTATTTGTAAACTTCCACGACAGACTGGTAAATCAACAACAACTACAGCATACATTCTACACACAATACTATTCACAGATCAACAGAATGTTGCTATTCTTGCAAACAAAGGTTCTCTTGCAAGAGACTTGCTAGGTAAGATTCAACTTGCATATGAATATCTACCTAAGTGGTTACAGCAAGGTGTAGTTGTATGGAATAAAGGTAACATTGAACTAGAGAATGGTTCTAAGGTTGTCGCCGCCGCTACTTCATCATCTGCTATTCGTGGTGGTTCTTACAATCTAATCTTCTTGGACGAGTTTGCGTTTGTTGGTAACAATATGGCTGAAGAGTTCTTCAGTTCAGTGTATCCTACAATCTCATCTGGTCAGACAACAAAGGTTATCATTGTATCAACACCAAACGGTATGAATCACTTCTATAAGATGTGGACTGATGCAATAGAGAAACAAAGCAAATATGTTCCTATTGAAGTACATTGGTCACAAGTGCCTGGTCGAGATGAAAAGTGGAAACAAGAGACTATTGCTAACACAAGTGAAGAACAGTTTAGACAAGAGTTTGAATGTGAGTTCTTAGGTTCTGCAAATACACTGATTCATCCAACTAAACTTAGAACACTTGCATATAAACGACCTATGAGAGTATGGAATGATGTAGACATATATGATGAACCACAAGAAAATCATATATACGTTATGTCTGTAGATGTAGCAAGAGGTGTTGGATTAGACTACTCAGCATTCACTGTTTTTGATGCAACTACAGTTCCATATAAACTTGTAGCAAAGTTTAGAAATAAAGAGGTATCTCCACTTTTATATCCCAACTATATACACGCTGTAGCAAAACTATACAACGAAGCATACATTCTTGTAGAAATCAATGATATTGGTGGACAAGTAGCAGACATTTTACACAGTGATTTAGAATACGAAAATCTTATTGCAACTTCAGTCAAGGGTCGTGCTGGACAACAAGTGAGTGGTGGATTTTCAACTGGAACTCAGTTTGGTGTTCGTACAACCAAACAAGTGAAAAGAATAGGAACATCTAATCTAAAAGACTTGATTGAAAATGATAAGTTGATTATTGAAGATTTTGATATTATATCTGAACTTGCGAGTTTTATTGGTAAAAAACAGTCATATGAAGCAGAAGAAGGCGCACATGATGATCTAGTCATGACATGTGTTTTATTTGCTTGGCTAGTAAGACAAACTTACTTTAGAGATATCACAGATGTCGATATTAGACAAAAACTGTACGAAGATAAGATAAGAATGTTAGAAGACGAACAACTGCCGTTTGGAATAATTGATGATGGACAACCAGAGGAAGGTATACTCAATGGTCCAGAAGACATACAAGAGTATATCAACTCGGCAAATCGTGATACATGGTTCTAAACACTCGTTTTTATAAATATTGAGTAAATCAGAGATTATAACTTGATATATTCTTAGAAGGAGAAATGAAAATGGCTTTTCAAGTATCACCAGGCGTAAATGTAAGTGAGATTGATCTCACTACGGTGGTGCCAGCCGTATCGACCACCACTGGTGCCCTTGCTGGACACTTCAAATGGGGTCCTGTTGACCAAAGAGTTCTCATTAGCAGTGAAGACAATCTTGTTTCTGTCTTCAACAAACCTAATGCGAACACAGCGGATGACTTTTTTACGGCTGCCAACTTTCTTGCATATGGTAATGCACTGTATGTAACAAGGGCTGTTACTTCTGCAAATAATGCAACAACAGGTGGCACAGGCGCATACATTACCAATGAAGATTACTACAATGAGACATACACCAACACGATTAATCATGGTGATTGGGTAGCAAAATATCCAGGCATTATTGGTAACTCGCTAAAAGTTTCTGTATGTCACAGTGCAAATGCATGGGAAAGTTCAGTAGCAACTAACTACTATGCAACACAAAACTCAAAGACAGTCACACTTGCTGGTGATGGTCAAGGTACTTCCAACACTGAAACACAGTTTATTGTTGGTGACAGAATCTTGCTCGGTCCAGATAAAGAAGCAAGAAAGATCGCTTCTCTATCAGGCAATACAATCACACTCACAAGTGCATACGGTGGTAACACAGTTTCTAACTACTCACCATCATTGACTCGTCAGTGGGAGTTCTATTCAAACTTTGATAGAGCGCCTACAACTACAACATACGCTAACACAGTCAATGCTCAAGGTGACGCAATCCACATTGCTATCGTTGATGAAGATGGTGTAATCACTGGTCAGTCTGGTTCAGTTCTTGAGACATATCCAAATGTTTCTCAAGCACCTGATGCAACCTCTGAACAGGGTGGAACACTTTACTACAAAGATGTTGTCAATCAACAATCTGCTTGGGTATGGTGGGGCGCACACAACACAGCAATGTCAAAAGCAGGCACAAGAGCAGATTTGACGAACAACGGTACGGCTGGTTCTGGTACAAACTATCCAGGCAATGACTTGCCTCGTTCAAACAGCATGTCAGGTGGTAAAGATGGTTCTGCATCAGACGCCGCTTACATTTCTGCATACAACAAGTTCAGAGATTCTGATACTGTGGATGTATCACTAATCCTTGGTTCTGCTTCAAGTTCAACTGTTGCTGTACACATCATCAACAATATTGCTGAACATCGTAAGGATTGTGTTGCTGTTATCTCACCAGAAAGAGCCGATGTTGTAAACAACAATGGTTACGAAGGTAAAGAAACAGATGACGTTATCTCATTCAGAGATGGCCTACCATCATCCTCATATGCAGTTATGGACTCAGGCTGGAAATACCAGTATGACAAGTACAATGACGTTTATCGTTATGTACCTCTAAATGGTGACACTGCTGGACTTATGGTTCAAACAGACTTGACCCGTGATCCATGGTATTCGCCTGCTGGCTTTAATCGTGGTAACGTAAAGAATGTTATCAAACTTGCTTACAATCCAAGCAAGGCTGACAGAGATGAACTTTACAAGAAGGGCATCAATCCAGTTGTAACATTCCCAGGCCAAGGTACGGTTCTATTTGGTGACAAGACAATGCTTGATCAACCAAGTGCATTTGATCGTATCAATGTTCGTAGATTGTTTATCGTACTTGAGAAAGCAATCAGCACAGCATCTAAGTTTACACTCTTTGAGTTCAATGATGAGTTCACTCGTTCACAGTTTAAGAACTTGGTTGAGCCATTCCTAAGAGATGTACAAGGTCGCCGTGGTATCACGGACTTCCAAGTTGTCTGTGATGGAACAAACAACACTGGCGAAGTCATTGATAGAAATGAGTTTGTGGGTGACATCTATGTCAAGCCTGCTCGTTCAATCAACTTTATCCAGTTGAACTTTGTTGCTGTAAGAACCGGCGTAGAATTTTCAGAAATCGTTGGTAGAGCGACATAAATAAAGGTAAACAGGAGAAAAGACGATGGCTTTTAATGTAAACGAATTTTCAGGTGCGCTCAAATCGGGCGGTGCTAGAAATTCATTGTTCCAAGTAAATATCACGAATCCGATCAACGGTGTCGCTGATGTTCAAGTACCTTTTCTCTGCAAAGCCGCTCAAATCCCAGCCGCTACTTTGGGTGTAGTCGAAGTTCCATACTTCGGCCGCACCGTAAAGATTGCTGGTAACAGAACATTTGCAGAGTGGGCTCCAACGATCATCAACGATGAAGATTTTGCTATTCGTAACGCCATGGAACAATGGTCAAACTCAATCAACTCTTTCCAAGGAAACCTAAGAACAACTGGTGGTTCTGCGCCTGCTTTGTATAAAGCAAACGCTCAAGTCATTCAGTATTCTCAGACAGGTGAACTTCTAAGAGAGTATAACTTTGTTGGTATCTTCCCAACTGAAGTTAGCACGATTGACCTAGCATGGGAAACTGAAGGCATTCAAGAATACACTGTCACTTTCCAGTATGACTATTGGGAAGTTTCTGGCGGCAATACTGGCAACGCCGGCGGCATCTAATAATCCGTTTTTAGTTATGTTTGGGGATGCCTATAAATAGTACAAAGGCATCCCCTATTTTTTCATTGAGGATATAAAATGGCAGTAAATCTATTCGGTTTTAAGATTGGTAAAGATGTTGATGAAAAACAACTCGACAATTTACCTTCATTCGTACCACCAGCACAAGATGATGGAAGCATCACTGTTGCTGAAGGCGGTGCGTTTGGCACAACCGTAGACTTAGATAATACAGTAAAGAATGAAGCACAACTTATCACAAAATATCGTGAAATGGCTCAACAACCAGAAGCGGAAAGAGCGATTGACGATATTGTAAATGAGGCTATTGTTGCTGATGATAATCAAGCACCGATTGAGATTGTGCTTGATGATATTCAACAACCAGAATCAATCAAAAAGAAAATTCGTGAAGAGTTTGAATATATTCTCAAGTTGATGAAGTTCAACTACAGAGGATATGATATCTTTCGTCACTGGTATGTTGATGGTAGAATATACTATCATATCGTCATTGACGTAAAGAATCCAAGATTAGGTATTAAAGAACTAAGACATATTGATCCTCGCAAAATCAAAAAAGTTCGTAAAGAGAAGCGTGATCCAAATCGTAGACTAAATGAAGAAACTCTTGTCAAGAAGTATGATGAGTTCTTTGTATATCAGTCTAAGGGCATTACATCAGAAGGAGAGGGTCTAAAGATCGCTCCAGATTCAATCGCTTATTGTCACAGTGGATTGCTAGACAATCGTAACTACACAGTTTTATCGTACCTTCATAAAGCACTGAAACCTCTTAATCAGTTGCGTATGCTAGAAGATGCGACAGTTATCTATCGCTTGGCCCGTGCGCCTGAGCGTAGAATCTTTTACATTGATGTGGGTAACTTACCTAAAGCGAAAGCGGAACAATACTTGCGTGACATGATGGTCAAGCACAAGAACAAACTTGTATATGATGCAAATACAGGTGAAGTAAGAGATGACAGAAAGTTTCTTACAATGCTTGAAGATTATTGGTTGCCTCGTAGAGAAGGTGGTAGAGGAACAGAAATCACTACACTTCCAGGCGGTCAAAATCTAGGTGAGATGGAAGATGTCAACTACTTCAAGAATAAACTCTATGAAGCATTGAATGTTCCTACCACAAGACTACAAGCAGATGGTGCTTTCAATCTCGGTCGTGCATCAGAGATTACAAGAGATGAACTAAAGTTCTCTCGTTTTGTAAACCGTTTGAGAACTCGCTTCTCAGAAATATTTCATATTCTACTTGAGAGACAACTTCTACTCAAAGGTGTGATTACAGCACAAGAGTGGAAAGAAATGCAAGATGATATTCATTATGATTTTATGGAAGATAATCACTTTGCTGAACTGAAAGATAGTGAAATCCTTGAGAATAGATTACGTCTACTTGCTGACGTTGATCAGTATACAGGTAAATACTTCTCTGTTTCATGGATTCAAAAGAATGTTCTTAGACAATCTGAAGAAGATATTGAGCAAATTCAACAAGAGATTGAAGACGAGGGTGGCGGTGAGATTGAAGGTGATGAAGATGAATTTATGTAATCTAGTTGTTTTGTTTTATAAATAGATCATAGGAGATTTTAATATGTCAGACTACACAACAAGAGATGCAGTAGAGTTTGCTTTTGATGGCAACACTGCAAAGTTTAAAGATGCTATCAACAGTATTATGGCTGATAAAGTCGCTGATGCTATTGAACTAAAGAGAGTTGAAGTGTCATCTCAATTTATGTCTGCACAAGATACAGACCAAGGGGAAACCGATGTCCAAGATTCAGAAGTTTAAAACTTTCCTCGAAGCAAGCGCCGCTGATTTGACGCCTGTTAAGAAGGATGATGATGAAAGAAAGAAAGCAAAGTATCGCTCAAAGGGTGAGCAAGATTTTGCTGATGCTCATACAACTGAAACTGAGCCTCATCCAACTGCCGATCCTTCTGTTCACAACGGTTCTACACAACCAACATCACCAAAAGGTTCTGATGCTGGTGAGAAACAAGTTGTAGCCGCAGGCACATCTGTAAAAGAGCCTGCAGGCGGTGGTGACTCAAAGCGTTCTGCTGATAAGAAACAGGGTGATATGACACCTGTAAATCCTATCAAAGAAGCAAAGCAGACTAAAGAAGAAGAAGAGCCTGAAGACGAAGACGAAGATGATGAGGACGAAGAAGACGAAGACGAAGATGATGAAGAAGAACTTGAAGAAGGTGTAATGGACACACTCAGAAAAATCGTCAAAGATAAGCAGATGCAGAAAGTCAAGTTTGCAAACGGTAAGACAATGCGTATCGACATGGCAACTGCGGCGGCTATGGTAAATGCATACGATAAGCGTATCAAGAATGATGCAACAAAGAAAAAGTTTGCTGATGCTGTAGAGAAAGACCCAAACTCATTTATGAAAATGATGGATGTCGCAATGGGAGGTAAGTAATGGCTATTAAAGTTCTGGCAAATACAGTTGCTTTTACAACTTCTGCAAATAATGTATATAATGCTACCGCTGTTCGTATCACTAACGATGGTACTGCTAGAACTATTGTAATAGCAAATACTGCTGATCCACAAGAAAACGGACAACATGGTAACTATCCAGGCGGTCAAGTATCTATTCGTTTGAACGCTAACGAGGTTGTAACTATCCGTAAGCGTCCTCAAGATACAATCACTGCGAATAGTGGTGTATTTGGAACCAAAGTAGCGGAGATTGCAACATGAGCCTAAAACTTATTTGCGAAGTCAACGAAGACATTAACTATATCACAGAAGCAAAAGACGAGAGTGGTAAGAAATCTTACTTCATCGAAGGTGTCTTTATGCAAGGTGATATCAAGAATCGTAACGGTCGTGTATATCCAGCAGAAACTCTTGCAAAAGAGGTTGCTAGATATAACAAAGAATATGTTGAAAAGAAAAGAGCGTATGGTGAACTAGGTCATCCTCAAGGTCCAACAATCAACCTTGAGCGAGTTTCACACATGATTACTGAACTAAAACAAGATGGTTCAAACTTCATGGGTAAAGCGAAGATTATGACAGAGACACCATATGGAGCAATCGTCAAGTCGCTTATGGACGAAGGCGCACAACTTGGAGTATCAAGTCGTGGTATGGGCAGTCTCAAGGCTGGTAAGTCTGGCGCACAAGAAGTGCAAAAAGATTTCTATCTTGCTACTGCCGCTGACATTGTTGCAGACCCATCTGCACCAGATGCATTTGTAAATGGTATCATGGAAAGCAAAGAATGGGTTTGGGAGAATGGAGTAATCAGAGAAGCCACTATCGCTGATTATGAAACAAAAATCAAGAAGGCTTCCAAGTCTGAACTAGAGAGCGTTAAACTCAAAGTTTTTGAATCTTTCCTCTCAAAGTTGTAATATTATAAATATAAGTTAAATGAGTAATTACTGAAAAGGAGACTCAAATGTCCGATCAAGAACTAGATATGCAAGAGGATGAAGCCATCCTTGATGCACAGGAAGTTGTAGAGGACATTGCTACTGATGAAGAAACCATTGAGGAAGCCAAGACATCTGAAGAAGAGATCAAGGCTGAAGAGGTAAACGAATCAGCGGCAATGCCTAAGACAAAAATTGGCATGATCAATGCAATGGCTGCCGCCATGAAAGAAATGAAAAAAGATGACCTTATGGCATCTTATGGAAAAATGATGGCCGCAATGCATCCAGGCGCTGATGACGAAGAAGAAGCACCAGCCGAGGAAAGCAAGAAAGTATCTGCTAGAGAGAGCAAGAAAGTTACTAAGGAAGACGTTGATGTGTCTGCTGACGTACAGGCTCTATTCGGTGACGAAGAACTTTCAGAAGAGTTCAAAGATAAAGCAACAACTATCTTTGAAGCCGCTGTTCTTTCAAAAGTCAACGAAGTTCTAGAATCTGCTGATGTTGATCTCGCTTCTGATCTTGAAGCAGAGAAAGAGACAATGGTAGAAGACTTGACCACGAAACTAGATGACTACCTTGAGTATGTCGCTGAAGAGTGGATGAAAGAAAACGAACTTGCTATCGAAAAGGGTATTCGTGCAGAAATCGTTGAGAACTTCATGCATGGTCTACGCAACTTGTTTGCTGAAAACTACATCGACATTCCAGAAGAGAAAGTCGACCTTGTAGACGAACTTGCTGGTAAAGTTGAAGAACTTGAAGCATCCGTCAATGAGGAAGTTGAGCGCAACATCGAAATCAAAAAAGAACTTGTCGAGATGAAGAAAGACAAAGCACTCTCTATCGTGTGCGAAGGTCTAACCGATTCACAAGTTGAAAAGATGAAGTCACTAGCAGAGGGTGTAGACTTTGATGAAGACACCTATGCTGATAAACTAGCGACAATCAAAGAAAACTACTTCCCAGCGGAAGAAGTTGTTGAGAATGATGCGACTGATGAAGAACCTCTTGAAATCGAAGAAGAGGCTACTGAAGTGACAGGCTCTATGGCTGCTTACACCCAAGCCATTTCAAGAAGCATCAAAAAGTAAATTTTTATAAATATTGTAATAAAAGGCTGATAGTTTACTAAAGGAGAAACTAAAATGTATCAATCTGATGAACTTCAAAAGAAGTGGCAGCCAGTTCTTGAACACGCAGACCTTGAGCCAATCAAGGACGCACACAAGAGAGCCGTTACTGCAACACTTCTAGAAAACCAAGAGCGTTCTGCCCGTGAGCAGGCTCAGGGTACTGGTGGTTACAATGCTCCAACACTTCTTGGGGAAGCCGCTCCTGTTAACGCAATGGGCGCATCTTCTTCAACTGCAAGTGCTGGTTCTGTAGATATCTACGATCCTGTTCTTATCTCACTTGTTCGCCGCTCAATGCCGAACCTTATCGCTTATGATATTGCTGGCGTCCAGCCAATGACTGGTCCAACTGGTCTTATCTTTGCGATGCGTTCACGCTACTCAACACAGTCTGGCACAGAAGCAATGTTCAATGAAGCTAATACTTCATTCTCTGCTCTTGCCTCTGGTAACACTGCTCACCAGTTTGGTGTTGCTAACGGTGCGTTGGGTACAACTCAGGCCGGTACTGATCCAGCGGATCGTGCATCTGGTTCTGGTTATACCGTACACACTGGTATGTCAACTGCACTTGCTGAGGCACTTGGTGACTCAAGCACTAACAAGTTTAACGAGATGGCTTTCTCAATCGAAAAAGTTGCCGTTACTGCTGTTAGCCGTGCGTTGAAAGCAGAATACACCATGGAACTTGCTCAAGACCTTAAAGCAATCCACGGTCTTGACGCTGAAACTGAGTTGTCAAACATTCTTTCGGCTGAAATCCTCGCTGAGATCAACCGTGAAGTTGTTCGTACAATCAACTACTCAGCCGTTCCAGGCGCAACTGTGAACACAACCACTTCTGGTACTTTCGATCTTGACACAGACTCAAACGGCCGTTGGTCAGTTGAGAAGTTCAAAGGTCTTATGTTCCAAATCGAGCGTGATGCTAACGAACTTGCTAAAGCAACTCGCCGTGGTAAGGGTAACGTGATGATCTGTTCGTCTGATGTTGCTTCTGCAATGCAGATGGCTGGTGTACTTGACTACGCTCCAGCACTCAACAACAACCTACAGGTTGACGACAGTGGTAACACATTCGCTGGTGTTCTTAACGGACGTATTCGTGTCTACATTGACCCATACTTCTCAGACGCCACGAACAACTACTACACACTCGGCTACAAAGGCTCAAGCGCATTTGACGCTGGCTTGTTCTACTGCCCATACGTTCCACTACAGATGGTTCGTGCAGTTGGTGAGAACACCTTCCAGCCGAAGATCGGCTTCAAGACCCGCTACGGTATTGTTGCTAACCCATTCGCCACTAACGATGGTAACGGTATTGCCGCCCGCCTCGGTTCTGGTGATGGTAACATCTACTACCGTTTGGTCAAAGTTACAAATCTTATGTAAAAATAAGAGTTGGGCTAACCAACCAATCAAAAATCAGAGGGGGCTTCGGCTCCCTCTTTTTTTGCTTATAAATATGTAAGCAAGGAGATA